ATAAACGACAACACAGATGGAACAACCAATTCGTAAGCTAATATGTGGTGTAGACCCAAAGAATGGGTTTGCATTTGTCGTGGGTCAGAAGGTCTACGGTGGCGGTGAGATTCATGCAATCGCCATTGACGGCAGAGCAGAGCAATTATACGGACGTACACGATTCTTAATCTACGTTGAAAACAAAGATGGTATTGTTTTGTGGAAAGCTGTAGATAGTATGCCTGTTATTGTTGAATATGATATCGAGATAGAATAATGAGACCTTTATATG